GGTGACGCTCACCAGATCGTTAAATGACCCAAACGTCAGGCTGTAGATGTCATCTGTTGCAAAGGTGCGTGCTTCTGTGGTCTGGAAAAACTCGCGTTCACAGTAGCGGTCAATCTTTCTTGAAACAGCTTCAACCACATCATCCAAAAGGCTTGTGTCTTGCACAAGGTTCTGGCCCACATAGGCCACAGCTTCAGCTTGTGTGAGATAACCATTGGTAATTGTCATGCGTTCATCTCCATGCTGCAGCTCTTACATCATCACCTTGCACATCGATCACATGCTTTGAGAAAGTGCGATCTAGAAGTTGTGCAAGCAAATCGGGGTCGATGTTGTTGTAGTACTCATCTGGTTGCAACTGCCCACCATCGGAAGCGGAGTGCGCTGGCCGACCATGTGTTGCTGCAGTGAAGATGAACAAACCAGTTTTCTTGTTGAGAAGGTCTCTGATGTGTTTGATGTGGAGCGGCCAATCAGGTGTGTGCTCAGCAACCTCGAGGTACAAGCCCACATCGAATGGTTGTGCGTTGCCGTAGTCGAGGATGTCGCCAACCCATGTGACACCTGGTCCTTGAACCAGATCAACAACTTCGAGTGTTGCGTTCTCGAAAAGGTAACTCGGTGAACCGTTTATATCCCGCCCGCCACAATCGAGCACGCTGCAAGGCCCAGAAGGCACCCATCGTTGCACCCATTCGAGAACTGCGTGATGCATCAGATCACCTCGGGTTTCCGCCACCAGAAGAAGTGTGCGACCAGTATCAGCGGCAACCACTGCACAGGTAGCACCTGCGCTGCCGCTAAGGCCATCACAGGCCCTGCAGCCGTGTGCAACAGGCGAACCGTGTCAGTAGCAACAAGAAGCTGTGCATACGCTAGAACGAGTATTAGAAGCGTCTGCCACGATGGCCGGTACAAAGCTGCCAAGGTTGCGCCCCACGGTGCGACCATCAACCAAGCGTCACGCCAACGCCCACGATGAGCTTCCATCGCAGTGATGACAGGATGCTCATACACTCTACGCAACACAGGCTGTGCGGTCACCTGGTCAAGTTGTGGTTTGCGAACAAACCACACAACAGCCGGCACAATCAAACCGATAAGCATGATCGGATGCCATGCCCACACCGCAGCAAACACAGGTGATGTTTCCTTAATGGAAGCGGCAACCAAAATCAGCAACACAGCTACAGGCCACAGGCCATGATCGAAACAAGCAACAGCCATGATCGCCACCGCCATCGCCGGTAAGTCAACGCCAACAGGTCGTACTACTTGCGGACCCCACACTCCAGGCAACGCCAGCAACAACACTGCTGCAGCTGCTGCACGTTCCCAACCAAGATCCGAGCACCACCACAACATGCCAACCGCTGCAACAACCCATGACGTAACCCACACCGCACGCCACCTGCGCAAATCATCCTTGCAAACAGTCGGCAACAACCATCTCAGATTGAACGGTCGTGCCACCGGTACACCACGACCAGCGAGGATGTACCTAGAAGCGTCAGGTCCTAGCATTATCGTCCGTGGTGCGTGGTTCTTCTGGCGGTGTCACACCCATTGTCTTGGTGTCACTGGGCCAGTAAACCCTGCCGCCTTTGTGATGCCCAACATGCGCTGTTGTATCAACGTAAACCTTGTGGCCTTGCTCGCCCGCACGCAAACAAAAACTCACATCTTCGCCTAGCGCCCACTCTGAGCCGTCATCACCAAAGCGGATATCGAAACCAAACCAGCAGTTTGTGCTACCACCACTCTGATCAAACATCTGTTGCAACACGCTGCGGTGAATCAGTAGGCAACCAGTGCCGGTTGCTGCGACCTCGGCCAGCTGGTTCGGAGCCCAATCGAGCATCACCTGCGTGATCGTCTGCGGGTTATCAATGAACAGTGTGGGTATCACACCATCAGCGGTGAGGATCACACACAACGCACCAAGGATCTTGATGTCATGTTCGACCGCTCGTGCAACCATCTGATGCATCAACTGCGGTTCAAACACCATGTCAGTATCAACAAACCACAACCACTCGGCATCCGTGTACGTCTTCAAGAACTCGTCGCACAACCTGTTGCGAGCCTTCGCAAGGTTCGCTGTGGCCTCGAGCGCAACGTAATTGTGCAGTAGGCGCAGATCAATCGGGTTCGGTGACTCAGGTGCGTCGAGCGCTTCCCACACTTGCACCGCACGTTCACGATCCCAAACGTCAAGTTCCCAGAAGGAACGCATGAACCGTGTTGAGATGTCGTGGCCTGTTGACGGGAACGCCAGCAGGACTTGTCCAGGGTGATCAAAAGTTTCTTGCATGTTTGTCCTTTGGTTGATCGGGGTTAGGTGGTGGTGCAAGCAAGCCCACTGCTTGCACCACCCATCCTAGTTAACTCAGGAAAGAACCTGCTTGAAGCCTGTTCCCTGCAGGTTGCAGGTGGCTACTGGGTAGCGTCCTGCGGTGAATGCCGAGTAGCCGTAGGTCACCATGGTGACGTTCAAGCTCGCTGCGGCAACCTCGTTGAGGGTAAGCCCGATAGGTGCTGATCCATCTTCCATGAACAACACATCGGCCTTGCGGGTGATGATGATCCGATCCTCATCGGTGCTGGCACCGAGAACGATTGGGACACCAGCGTCAGTTACGACCGGCACACCGGCGATGGAACCAACTGGCCCATATCCTGCGGCAATTCCAGCGCCAGAAGCGTTGAAGGAGTTGTAACCCTCGATGGCGACCAACGGACGCAGCGACGAGTCAGACTGGGCGCACAGCCAAGCCCAACGACGAGGGTGCATGACGATGAGGTCTGCTGCTGCGTAGCGTGCGGCGTTGACCTTGCCAAGACCATTGTGGATTGCAGCAACGAGGCTTGCGCCTGTGGTGCCGGTCCACGCTGCGGTCTGCACCGAGGTCGTGTTGAGGATACCGAAGTGGCCTCCAACGGTTCCGTCACCAGAGATGGCAGAAACGTTGACCTTGGTTGCGTACTGCTGATAGAGATCAGCTAGGAGGATCTGGCCGATACCGGTTCCACGGTCAATGGACTGGCGTGAAACAACCTGCTGGCCTGCAAAGGTCCGCACTGGAACAGTGAGATCGGACTCGGTGAAAGTCTGGTTGGTTACTGCAACACCCTGTGTTTCCTGTGCGGCAACACCTGTGGAGGTAGCTCCACGAGGGATCACCATATTCATTCCTTGTGCCGGCAACGCCACTTTGGTGACATTTTCGAGGAATGGCCGACCGGATGCAAGCGTCGCAGCGAACTGCTCTGTGAGGTACTGAGGAACAACAAGGCCACCGAAGTTGCCAGTCGTTGAACGGTACTCGGCAAGTGCTTCATCACGGGCACGAGCAAGACGATCAGACGCAGCGTTGTCATTGCCGAACTTCGCAGCGATAGCATCGCTCAGGAAGTCATGCTCGGAATCTGCACGGTAGGTCTTCTCTTCTGAAACAACACGGATGTTCATGGGTAGTACTTCTTTTCTGACCTCAGCGGCCTTGTCGGAACGGGTAGCAAGATCCACGAGGTCAGACTCACGAGCCTGCAATGCGGTGATCTTGTCATCAATCTCACGAAGCTCAGCACGAGCAACGTCAAACTTTTCGGTTTCTTCAGCCGTCATATCTGAGCGGCCTTCGGTTTCAGCCAAAGCAAGGATCGCCTCGACTGCTTCTTGCGACGCATCACGCTCATCAAGCGCTGCGCTAATCAAACTACGGATCTGCTCCAACATCTGTGGAACCTTTCTGTTTAGGAATGGGATCAGCTTGTGGCTTCAAGTGGACTGCATGTGCCAGGAGGCGGCATGCGTTCCGGCTTGTTACCGGCGTGCTGGTATTGCTGCGAGCTGGCGTTTCGCCATCTCAACCGAACGACCTGAAGCCTGCTCGGAAACTTGCGTATCGTTACGAACCTTTGCCACCGTGGCCGGGTTCGCCGGGTACGTCACCATTGAAACATCAAACAGTTTCAACTCATAGATTTTGCGCATCGAGTAATCATCGTTCCACTCGTCACGCAGAACACGAAACGCAAAACTCATCTGATCCATGTCGCCACGTTCCATCGCAGAACGCAACGAAGCGCTCACAGGGTTGGACGGGTCGAGCTCGGCCATAACCCTCAAACCGATATCATCAGATGTGAGCGTCATCGTCCCAGATTTGGTGCGTGCCAACGGGATACCCTCATGGTTGATCAGCAAACGCACATCAGCTTCTGCAGCTGATTTCGTTGCGGCACCAGCGGCAATGATCTCAGTGAACCCGCCACGCTCAACATCACCAATGTTGTAAGCGTAATCGTAAACAGTTGCGTAACCCTCGAGGATCGCACCACCATCAGGGGTTGCACGCACCTCAAGCTTTTCAAGCTTGCGCACCTCACGCTCAGGTTTCACACCACGCTTAAACCCATCAATCTCAACCACAGGTTCAGGCTCAACCTCAACCTCAACCACAGGTTCAGGCTCAACCTCTGGTTCAGGTTCACCCTCAAGCAAACCTGCAGGGATCACCCACAGCTTGCACAAACCAGCCGCAGCGATCTCACCGCTCACAACCTCGCACATGCCTTCCATGAAGAACACGCAGTTAGCACAAGCAATGCCATCACTGGCCTGCTCAGACTCTGCCTGATAGCCACAGCCATCAGCACCAGCAGTCTGATCGTACTGGCCGAACACCTCAACAATCGACTCAGTACTTTCGTACTGCGCCTTCTGGCGTGGGCTAAGTGGGTGGATTGGTTCTTCTTCCATGCGGATACTCCTGTCAGCTTCAGATGCATACAGTGCTGCGATCTGATCAACTGCTTCTGCTCTGCTGCCATGGCAGCCTGCTAATGAATTGTCATCATCTTTGCGAACACCCCACGGTTCAGAAACAGAACAGCCCGCATCTTTTTCCACCACATGCCAAGGCATCAGGCAATCACCTGGTCAACAGGCAAAGGCTGATCCTCTGCAGTGAGCGGTGGAAGATCCTCATACGCTCTGGCCTCGTCAACTGTGAGGAAACCAGAACCGATACCAACAGCATGCGCCGCATATCTCGTACTGAGATCGGAGCGCAACAGCCCGTCAACATTGAACTTCACACGCTGCGCCCTTGGCACCAGCGTTGAAAGCGCATCTTCAATCGGGATCAAATATGGCATCAGGCCAAAGCTCAACCAGTCCGCTGCACGCTGCTCACGGTTCGCATAAGTAACCGAGCTACCAGATGTGGCGGCACCGACAAGCTCAGGCGGTATGCCGTAGATGCGTGCGATCTGCTCAACCGTAAACCGTTGCGAATCCAAAAATTGTGACTCGTCAGGGCTGATCTGCACACGCTCATACTTGAGCCCACTGCCCATAATGGCGGGTTCACGGTTGCCCTGTGTGGCATTGATGAACGCACCCTTGATGCCCTGTGCCTGCTCAGGAGTCAACTCAGAGTCCGAATAGATGATGGCGTTAGGGTTGCCACCACTGTTGAAGAACTGCGCACCGAACTGCTCAGCGCTGATGCCTGAACCGATAGCTTGTTTTGCACTGTTGATCGGGCTCATGCCCATCGGCATACCTGGCATTACAAACATTGGCATGTGCCACAGCGGTCCGTTAGGCCAACGGTTGATCCGCTTCTCGTTAATCTGTGTGGTCCACTCGCCGTCAACGTGCCGCCACTGGACGGTGGCCGGGTCGAGGATCTCTACTGTGACAGGGAACCCGTTTACGCCTGTTTCGGTCACCAAGCCGTAGGCGTTGCCATCGAGTAGCAGTGACGACCACAGCTGGTAAAGCCATGTGGTGATGTTGACGTTTGGTGCTGGCGCACGAAACAGCGAACTAGCCGGCAGTTGTGTACGACCGCCAGGACCATCACGGTACTGATCCAACGGCAACGTCGAACCCACACCCGCCAACAACCGCACGCAAGCCCACACTGCAGCCAACCGCATCGCCGAATTGGCATCAACGATTGGCGCACCAGTCCGCATACGCATCTGATTCACCGCAGCAATAATCGAATCCGGTGTGATCGCACGCTGCTCACGTTTAAAGAAACCCATCAGGCACCATCAATCAGAAAGCCCACAACGAACAAACACACGCCAGCAACACCAAGGGCCATGATCGGTGACACCAA